TACCAGTTGTATTTGTCGTAATTCTTGCCATAATAACTTCTCCTTGTATTGTTGGCTATGTATTAAACTCTAATCTTAAAACTCTAAATGTCCAGTCGTGCCGTTCTGCCTGCGTTGGTCCATATGTCCTTACTTGAGTGAAATTTCTTTCAAAATAGCCATCAAACAATTGTTGACCGTCATCTTTCAGTGCTATTACCAAATTGGCAATGATTGCATTGACTGATTGGTTATATGGATCTTCCTGATATGAAATATAACTCACGCTAAATGTATCGTAAGCGTGGTATATACTTCCACCATATTGAACACCTAATTGATGAGGATTTCTATCGTCTTGGTGAACATCACTAACATATACTCCATACCTTACCTTTTCAGTTTGACTTGGAAAGTCTTCAAAGACTGGTATATTCCAAGCAGTTGGTATGTCTCTCCTAACCACCGCAATGATTTGATCTTGCGTTGTGTAGGGTTGATTGAGTACAATGTACGATGATGCTATCACGTGGGACATTAAAAATATCTCCGGTCACCATTGAAATAATCAACGTCCGCTGTCCAGTTTTCTTCAAGTTTCGTCGTAGGTCCATCTGGTGAATCCATATATAAGTCATAGAAATTCATCAACTGTAACGCTTTAGTCCACTCCGTCTCGCATCGTTTTCTAGCAAAATCATAGTTTTGCATATCAACGTCATTCATATTAGATACATCGGTGACTAGTGATTCATAAAATACCTGAATCGCACCAAATGTATCTAGGCGAATTAATGTTTGATCGTTTTTAATAAGTTGACTGGGGTTGAAACTTGATATCAACTGTCCGTTAGGCAAATTGGCATAATAATAAGCGCCGAGCACCGTATCGCAGTATTTCTGCCACCAACCAAACTCCAATTTATAAAGCCATTCTTGCGAACCAACTTTAAAGTAAGGAGCCCAATCGATTGCTAATGCAGCGGCTCTGCGTTCCGCTGCCGGATCGTAGAACTGTATATCTGCTACAGTTGCGTTTGAGATTCTTTGATAGGGTACCGACACTGTTATTCTCCTAGACTAGTCTAATTTAAGATGCTTGCAGAATGTTAATAGCGCCGCCTCTACGAAGGTCACCAACGCCAGCACCAAAATATCCAACGCCAGTTAGCCAGATTTGTAGACCACCAGGAACTTCACCGGTCTTGATTTGTAGGCCTTCTTTCATAACAGTGAACAAAGCACTGTCGCCGAAATAAGCACCAACTAAGACTGGTAGACTTGCTTCACCAACTACAGTGCGTGAAGCAGACTGCAAGAAGGTAGTGAACATAATCATACAGCCATACACGCTTTCAATTTTACCGGTAGTCAACAGTTCATTACCAAGTGCTGATAGATTGCTGCCGCCCGATTGGCTAACAGCGCCACCGGTCAATTCAGCCAACAAGCGATTGAGTGAACTACCAATTTGGTTACCAGTGTATCCACCTTGAACTTGTGCGTCACCGTTTGAGTCTAGCACAATAACTGGGGTGCCAGGCATACGAGCAACTTTAAAGTTCTGCTTGACTAGGCGAACCAAGTCGAGAATAGTGTTGCAGGTGAAACCAGCAGTTGCTGTACCACCAACGTTAGTAGCGCCAAGAACTTCCATAGCACCCAATTGCAAGACACGATCAAAGCCGTCTGCTGAAGTTGCGTAGTAAGTATTACCAGGAGATACTTTGAAACTTTCGAATGCTGCGGTAACGCGCTGGTCAACCTTTTCAGCGAAACTTTCACCAAGTTCAGCACCTAGCGTTGCTGCTAGTGTGAAACTTGTAGTCCAACCGTAGAAGATGTCAAACGCTGTTTGTGCAACTGCTGGAGTTGCAGTGATTGTACCTTGACCCAATGCTGGATTCTGTACAACCGCATTACCAGTACCGTAAGTACCGCCAGTGCCGTTAGCATTGTAGTCTTGGTAAGTGATGGGAGCAAAGTTAGGCACTAAGAATGTTTGACCCTGAGTTGGGGTAACAACATTAGTGAAATTCACTAGACCATTTGATTCGTGCATTGCACGAAGTGCGAAATTAGAAATTGCGGTAGTAAAACCATCGCCCTCATTATTGGGGCCGCCTAAGACATAAGCCATAATATTTTCCTTTTATTTATAAATTTGTTGGCAATCAGAGTACTTTACGACTTGAAGTCGATGTGATCGCTGTAACGCTTAATCCTTTGAGGCCCACTCCCTTACCTAATCCGTTTTTATTAGCCCACGCATTGAATGCTGCTGGGTCACGGCTATAGTCAGGAACTGCTTCATCAGTTGCGCCAGTGAAACTACCTTGTCCAGGTCTTAAACCAGATCCAGAATTTAGATTACTCTGTTTTAGTAGTTTAGGATTACCCTGCGCTACTTCATTGACTAAACCCTGAATTGTAAGTGGATGTCCATCCTGCGCATATCTCTCTCGACCTTTATTATCAGTGATTTGATAACTACCGTCATCATTCCATTGAATGTTTGACTTTACTTTATTCAAAGCATAATCTAATAAATCTTGGTCAAACTTGTCACCCATTGCCTTTTGAATATTACTGTCTAATTCCTTCTCACGAAGTGCCTGGTCTTTGCGGGCCAAGTCTTGTTGAAGTTTACTAAACTGTTCTTGTAAGTCATTGGATGTAACTCTACCTGGAGATTTTTGCGCGGGTTGTACATCTTGCGGCTGTGCGTGGCCATCGGATTTTTGTTGAACACTAGTTCTTGCCATAAAGGCTAACGCTTCTTCTACACTACCAAATTGATTGCCTGAAGCATTGCCTAAAGCATTCAATATAGATTGTGTGGTGCTTTTGCGAATAGCACCTGGGTCGATCTTTTGCTCATTGCCACCTTCTGCTTGTGAGAGCGACTGGTTTGCGTTTGTCTGGCTATCGTTGCCAACGAAATTTTGATCCATTTGTTAAATATTTTCTTGCTGTAACGGAGCAACCGATTGTGTAATGTATTTATTCATTTGAATGAAATACTAGTATTATCTTCCAGTTGACATTGTATTAAGTATGATTGGAGCAACTTGTGCAGCATAGTAAGTCATACCTATATTAGTGACGGGCGTTCCAGCACCACCTAATAAACTGGTGTTGTCTGGTTCTCCAATTTCATTATCTTGTTCTGCTTGTTCTTTGCCATCTTCGCCCTCTTCGCCAAACTGTTCGTGTTGGGGGATCATCGATGGCTCTAAGTCGCGGCTTTCTACGTGTTCATTGGTGTCAGTCATTAAAATGCGTGTGGTAGCGTCCGGCACTGTTTTAATGTATGCTTGTTCGTATTCAGGTATTTCAGTAGCCGGGGCCAACATACCAATGATTTCTTTTGTTATCATTGCTTGTATCATTGGATTGTCACCAGCCAATTCTTTTGCTGCACGCATTATCGCCATTCTATAATTGGTATCGTGCGCTTCATAGTCAGTGTTGTAATTGACTTCACCGGCCCAACGCATTTCCATAAAGCGTGCCGCGAAAGTGAATATCATTTCTTCAGTGACTTCCATTAGCCGGGCTTTTGATTTGGCTGTTCTATGTAGTTGTTTGCGTTCTTCTATGATAGCCACGCCGCTGGCAATTTGATTTTTACTATTTCTAATACCACCTAGACCTGTCAAAGCCTCGATCTGTTCTAAGATATCTTGTTGAGACATAATGATTTTATCCACATCGCCTGTATCAACTGCAATGGCTTCAATCTGTCCTTCGCTGGCTCGCACGATAGCACCAGCGTGTACAGGGACACTTACTCCTTTATCAGCACGGATAATAGTATGAGCAAATTGTAATGCCGTGTACTTCTCGCATTCCATTTTATAATGTTCTCTTTGCGCATCCACTGCGCTATCAATATCTGATATGCCTAAATCTATTCTACGAGGGTCTCTGCGACCATATGCAATAAACAATGGGATAGACATTCCTGCAGGGTAAGTTCCAGTACCTATCAAGCGACATTGTTCTTCCATCTTGTTAGGACCTTTATCTACTTCATAACTTTCCCAATAACTTGGCGTGACAGCATCACCAAGATAATAA